GAGTTATGATACTGACAAAGAGACTATGCGTACGCGGGCTACTGCAGTGCAGACTTCTCGGCTTTTAGTGTGCCAGCATTTTCTCCCAAAGACTCCTACTAAGATAAGATTGATTCGATCACCTACGATTGTGGATGGTGTTGAGGTAAAGAATGCTGTCATCAATATCGATTATGAACCAAAAGTTAATGAGACCAATGTTGGGACAACTGAAATAGTTTTGTTGCGACTTAAAGAGAGGGTTCAATTCTCTGATATAACAGACCGGTTTAGCACGACTACTCTACCACACTCACAGATCGGGTGTGTGGTCACGCGTTCAGCTGATGGCGTGGCTAAGACAATACCAATCTCTCGTGTAGAGCACGTCAATGTCAAACCGAAAACGCTTAATCGGTTTACAGGGGATGAGTACCCAAGTGCCCCTGGTCTGCAGTTTTATGGTGATACTAATTATGGTGATTGTGGTTCTAGTGTTATAATAGGTGATAAGAAAGCTTTGATCCATAGTATTTTCATGGGCAAAGTCAATGGTAACACGAAACTTGGTTACTCACAATGTATCACTAAACGCATGGTGGATCATGCGTGTGAAAAATTTAATCAATTGTACATGCCTGATTTGACACTACCATCATTTGCTGGTCTTTTGTCCAAAGATCAGACGGTCACGAAGAAGTCTAATATGGCTCATTTACCGGAAGGAAATGAATTACATTTTGACTATTTCGGTCGTGTTGGATCTTTTTGTCCTGAGCGTGACAAGATAATTAGGACACCAATATCAAAAGCCATGGAGGATGCCGGTTACCCTTGTAAGTGGACGACACCTGTTCCTGGGGCTAACCCAGATATCAAGAGTTATGACTCATCCATGAAGTATATCAAAACTGTATTGGAAGATACCAAAAGTCCTCCTACAGAGGTAGTCCTGAAGGCACGCCGTGATTATTTCAGACCTTATATTGAGAAATTCAAGAATTGTGATGGTCAGATTAGGCCATTGACATGGGAAGAATGTGCAAATGGTGTGCCTGGTTCATTATATATTCATGGTATTGATACTTCGACTGCAATGGGCTTTCCTTACGGTGGCAAGAAGAAAGATTATATGAATCAAGATGATAGCGGAAAATGGTGGTTTAATGATACACTTATCAAAGATATCAAACGTGGTGATACTAACCTACGCAAGCTTATCATACCGGAGCATGCTGCTACAGTTACTAACAAAATGGAGCCTAGACCGAAAGGAAAATTGGCTCGTAAGATTGTTAGCGTGAATTGTGTGATGACTGTTCTTTTCAAGAAATATTTTGGCCCGGTTTTTGAGGCAATATTACAAGATCGTTCATCAAGTGAAAGTGCCGTAGGTGTAAATCCATATTCTAGTGATTGGGAAGCTTTGTGGAATCATATGAAGCCTGCTATTGGCGAGAATATGGCTGCGTTTGATTTTAGCGCATTTGATATGCGCATCGGATCATTTCTGTTATCAGCGGTTTTGTTGGGTAATATAGATGTGGCACGTGCTGGAGGATACAGCAATGATGATATCACCGCTATGCATGCGTTGACCAATTGGTTATTATCAGCACCTACTGTGGTAGATGGTGAGCTGATTGTTATGTTTAATCGTATGATATCTGGCATTTTTGGCACATCTATAATTGATGGACAGGTGATTTCCTTGCTCATGAGATGTTGTTTCTTTTCTTTGTATCCAAAAAATGATGATTTTAGACAAGGTGTTAGGCTTGAAACATTTGGTGATGATTGTTTTTGTACTGTGAAATTCAAGTTTAGAAAGTTTAATAAAACAACACTAACCGAGTATTGTGATAAGCTTGGAATGGTTATTACCAATGCTGATAAGAGTGCTAGTTCCGGTAAGTGGGATAAGCCAAGTGAAATATCATTTCTCAAGAGGAAGTTTGAGTGGTCGAAACATCATGGTGCCGTTGTTGGTCCACTTGACATTGAGAGCATTTGCAAACCGCTGCATATCGGTGTGGCGACGAGTGCAATGACTATGGATGAGTTGCTGGTTGAGCACATGACGCGTAGTCTCGTTGAGATGTCTTTTCATGGACCGAACGAATGGTCTAGACTTCGGGACGTGTTTGTATCGTGGAATGACGATTTATTTGGAAAGAGTGTTGTGCACGATTGGACTTATGATGATTTCGTGACTGCATGGAAAGATAGATATGGAGCGCAGACTCCAAATGACGACCTGAACAATATCGGTAGTGTTTTTGGCACACGTGTTGTGTCTGTAGATGGTGCGTCCTTTGTCAGTGTCGAGCCTGCATCTGAGGTACGTGAGTTAGAGAATTTTTCTGATGACATTAACAAGAATACAGAGACACTGCAGGCCGGTGATGCTGACATGGGTGATGAGCGGCGAGATATGCGAATCAATGTTTTGGGTGCACGATCAAGTGAGAACACTGATCTTGGCGCATTTCTTGAGCGACCAATCTTGATTCATAGTGCTACTGTTTCGAATGGTGGATACATTTTTGATACAGTGAACTTTTGGTCAAAATACTTGAGCAATAGTGTTATACGCGAGAAATTGGTACATTTTCGGTTTATTCGCGCCACCGTTGTTCTTAATGTATATTTCAACGTATCACCAAGGTATTATGGAAAATTTATGGCAGCTGTTAATTGGATTAGTCCAACAGCAGGTGCTTTTGGTGAGTATACCGATGATTTTGAGGATAATGTCCTTGCATCACAGACCCTGTGTTCCTATTTTTCTACTGAGATTGATAAAGTTGAATTGTGCGTACCCTTT